TCGTAAAGAAGTATATGGTCATTATGAACCCTGGTCTCTTTATAAATTAATAAAATCCAATATTGATCAAGGGATGTATGATCCTAGTGTATTAAAAAAGTTTACTAAAAAAGAAATAAACCAATTAGGTTCATATATAAAACACGACAGAGATAATACATTTACTTATGCTGGAATGGAACAGTTTAGAGGTAAATATCTAGTACAGGATAGGAAGACAAAACAAGTATACGAATCCCCACAAATGCTCTATATGATGGTAGCATTAACACTATTTAGTAGAGAAAAGGAAAATAGATTACCCTGGATTAAGGCTTATTACGATGCAATATCTCAATTTTATATTAGTTTGCCTACACCTATCATGGCTGGTGTACGGACTCCAACACGTCAATTTTCGTCCTGTGTGCTCATTGAATCTGGCGACAGCCTGGATTCTATTAACGCTACCTCTACTTCCATTGTAAATTATATAAGTAAAAAGGCTGGTATAGGTATCGGTGCGGGCTCCATACGTGCGCTAGGCGCGCGCATAGGCGATGGATCAGTTGTTCATACAGGTCTAATTCCATTTTTAAAGTACTTTCAAGCAGCAGTTAAGTCATGCTCGCAAGGGGGCGTGCGCGGGGGCGCAGCGACCGTGTATCTACCTGTATGGCATTATGAGTTTGAAGATCTAGTTGTACTTAAAAATAATAAAGGTACAGAAGAAACTAGAGTTAGACATATGGATTATGCCTTTCAATTCAACAAATTAATGTATGAAAGATTGATTGAAGGTGGTAATATAACCTTTTTTGATCCTGTTGATGTACCAGATCTATATGAATCTTTCTTTATAGATCAAGATAAATTTAAAGAATTATATGAGAAATATGAAAGAGCTTATTCTATTAGAAAGAAATCTCTTCCAGCAATAGAAGTATTCTCACAATTTCTAAATGAAAGAAAAGATACTGGAAGAATATATCTACAAAATGTTGATCATGTAAATAAGCATGGTTCTTTCATAGAAGAAAAAGCACCTATTCATATGAGTAATCTATGTTGTGAGATAGATCTACCTACTAAACCTTTAGGAGAAAAGGGAGTAGGAGAAATAAGTTTGTGTACTCTTTCTGCAATCAATTGGGGATTAATCGAAGAAACAAAAGATTTTGAAAAGTATTGTACTTTAACAGTAAGAGCTTTAGATAATTTATTATCATATCAAAAATATCCGGTAATGGAAGCAGAACTATCTACAAAGGCTCGAAGGCCGCTAGGTGTAGGCATTATTAACTTAGCTTATTTCCTTGCTAAACGAGGACTTAAATATGATCAAAATGCCTTTGGAATTATAAATAAATACGCTGAAGCTTGGTCATATTACTTAATTAAAGCTTCAGCTGACTTAGCAGAAGAAAGAGGTGCTTGTCCTAAGTCTAATGAGACAAAATATAGCCGTGGAGAAGTGCCAATTGATACATATAAGGGTGCAGTAGATAAATTAATAAAGCCTAAGCTTAGATTACCCTGGAAAGATTTAAGAAAACAACTTAAAGAATATGGTATAAGAAATTCTACACTTATGGCATTAATGCCATCAGAAACTTCTGCACAAATTAGTAATAGCACTAATGGTATTGAACCTCCGAGGGCTTTAGTATCATATAAACAATCTAAGGATGGAGTAATGGCTCAGGTAGTGCCTGGCCATTTTCATCTCAAAAATAAATACGATTTACTCTGGGACCAAAAATCTCCACAAGGTTATTTAAAGATATGTGCTATACTGCAGAAATATATAGATCAAGGTATAAGTGTTAATACTTCATATAACCCTGAGAACTATGAAGACCAAAAGGTACCTATGTCAGTAATGATAGAGGATTTAGTAACTGCTTATAAGTATGGTTTAAAACAATTATATTATTTTAATACATATGATGGAGCCGGAGAACATAAAGAAGAAATAGAATTACCTCAAGTCGATATAGACGACGAAGATTGTAATGTATGCGTAATATGAGTATATTAAAAAAGAATAAAAAATCTCATCTTAAGAAAAATATGTTTCTTGATGAATCTGTAGATATTGCTCGATACGATCAGGTACGTTATCCTGTCATCGATAAAATAACAGACAAGCAATTAGGATTCTTTTGGAGACCCGAAGAGGTTGATGTTTCAAAAGATAAAAAAGATTTCCACGAACTTACACAACACGAACAACATATATTTACAGCAAATCTTAAACGACAAATAATGTTAGATTCAGTACAAGGAAGAGCACCGAATCTAGCGTTTCTTCCTATAGTATCATTACCAGAAATAGAAACATGGATTGAAACGTGGGCTTTTTCAGAAACAATTCACTCAAGATCTTATACTCACTTAATTAGAAATGTATATCCAGATCCAGGAATTGTATTTGATGGCTTATTAGATATTAAAGAAATATTAGAATGTGGTAATGATATAGCAATGTATTATGATAAGCTAATTGAATATAATAATAAAGGTAATATAGATCTATATAACCATAAAAAAGCTGTATGGATGTGTATGATGGCAGCTAATGCACTAGAAGGAATTAGATTTTATGTATCCTTTGCGTGCTCGTGGGCGTTCGCGGAACTTAAAAAGATGGAAGGCAATGCCAAGATTATAAAATTAATAGCAAGAGACGAGAATTTACATTTAGGTTCTACAACATATATGATAAAAGAACTCGCAAGAAGTGATAAAGACTTTGCAAAGATTGCTAAAGAAACAGAACAAGAATGCATAGATCTATACATAAAGTGTATAGACCAAGAGAAAGAATGGGCAGGATATCTATTTAAAGATGGATCAATGATTGGATTAAATGAAAAATTATTATCAGATTACATCGAATGGATTGGCGCTAAAAGAATGAGAGCTATTAAACTCCCTTGCCCATATACCGTATCCCAACTAAACCCATTACCCTGGACAGAGAAATGGATTAGTGGGAGTAATGTTCAAGTTGCTCCACAAGAAACAGAAATTACCTCTTACGTAGTAGGGGGTGTGAAACAAGATGTTGACCAAGAACAATTATCAAAATTAAGCCTCTAGTGCACATAGAAATATACAGTAAAATTAAAATTGGTAGTTATACAGAATTTGCAAAAGTGTGTGGGTATTTAGATGGTTAATTATTTCCATTGTCCGGAGTGTCGGATTGAATCAGAAATAAAAACAACAAATGATGAGGTTTTTGAAGAACCAAGGTATTGTCCATATTGTGGATATGCAGAGGAAGAAATAGATGAAGAATTATTTGATGATGAGGATTATTAATTTAATATAAATACATATATGGATTGGAAATATAATGGTGAAGTGTGGAATCCTCCTGAAGATTTTACCCCAGACATTTGGTACGGATTTGTTTATCAAATAACAAACCTCAAAGATGAACGAAAATATATAGGTAAAAAATTCTTTTGGAAACAGAGAATTCTCCCTATAACTAAAACCCGAAAACGAAGAAAGAGAATTAAAGTCGAATCAGACTGGAGAACTTACTATGGTTCAAATAAACATTTAGTAGCAGATGTTTTAGAACACGGAGAGGGTTTCTTTTCTAGAAGAATAATACACCTTTGTAAAACTAAAGGAGAGTGTGCATATATGGAGACAAAGGAACAATTTGATAGGAATGTTCTTCTTACAGAAGAATACTATAATGGTATTATTAATTGTCGCATAGGTGCAAACGCAGTAAAAAACTTGAAATAAAGGTTTACTTTTAGGTAAAAGTATGGTATAATAGACATTATGATTTTGCTCGATTACAGTCAGATAGCTTTAGCTAATATAATTATAGGAAAAATGCAGGATGAGGATCTTATTCGGCATATGATTCTTAATAGCATTCGTATGTATAATAGAAGATTCAGAGATGAATTCGGCCAAATGGTAATATGTGCTGATGGACAAAAATCCTGGAGATATGAATATTATCCCTACTATAAAGCTAACCGAAAAGCTCGATATAAAAAAGATACCTCTGGATTAGACTGGAATGATATTTTTCAAGTACTTAATATGGTAAGAGATGAAATTAAAGAAAATCTTCCTTATAAAGTATTACATATGAATTATTGTGAAGCAGATGATATGATAGGAGCATTAGTACATAATACTCAAGAATTTGGACAACACGAACCAGTAATGATTATATCTTCTGATAAAGATTTTATTCAATTACAAAAATTTAGTAATGTTAAACAATTTAGTCCAATGACAAAAAAATATTTACCAGCATTACAAGAAAAAAGATTTAATCCTCGTACATTTTTGTTCGAACATATATGTCGAGGAGATACGCC